GTATTACGCCGCGCACACGGGACGGTGGGGTGGGTCGGACAAGCTCAACCTGCAGAACCTTCCCTCGCGTGGTGCCAACGCGGGCACGCTCAAGAAAACCATCATGGCCCCCGAGGGCTACGTCATCATCGACTCGGATTCTTCGCAGATCGAAGCACGCACGCTGGCGTGGTTCGCTGGGCAGGGCGACGTAGTGAAGGCGTTCGCCGCCCGGGAGGATGTGTATGTGAAGATGGCTGCTAGAATTTATAACGTTCCGGAAGCGGAAGTTACTAAAGATCAGCGGTTCGTAGGAAAAACAACGATCCTCGGCTGCGGGTACGGTATGGGTGCGGTGAAGTTCCAAACTGCTCTGAAAGCCGCAGGAGTGGACGCGAGCCTCGACGAGTGCCGCCGGATCGTAGCGACCTACCGGGAAGCTAACTACGCCATCGCAGCGTTGTGGAAGCAGGCACAGGTGACGCTGGCGGCGCTCTCGCAGGGTGCGGTGACGGCGTTTGGGCGTCCGGGGGTGGTCGAGTTGGTGCCGGAGGCTCATGCCCTGCGCCTGCCTAACGGTATGCTCCTACGCTATACGGGGCTGTCGGCTACGCAGGAGGAGAAAGGGCTACAGTACTCCTATCAAACGCGGCGGGGACGGACTAAGATATACGGCGGAAAAGTGGTGGAAAATGTGATTCAGGGGCTGGCGAGGATAATTATCGGGGACCAGATGGTCCGCATCGCCAAGCAGTATCCGGTAGTGCTGACAGTGCACGACGCCATCGCCTGTATCGCACCGAAAGAAGAAGCGTTCACCGCGCAGAAGTATGTTGAGGAGTGCATGCGGCAGGTGCCGGAGTGGGCCGAAGGTCTGCCGGTAAATTGTGAAAGTGGTGTCGGGGCGTCTTACGGGGAGTGTTGATTGGAATACCCAGCGTGGTCTTTTAGTAGCATCAAACTGTTTGAGCAGTGCCCTCGCAAGTATTACCACCTGCGGGTGGCTAAGGACTACAAGGAGCCTACGTCGGAAGCGATGACGTATGGTTCGGTCCTGCACAAAGCAGCGGAGGACTACATCAGCCTCGGCACGCCACTGCCGCCGCAGTTTGCCTACATCAAGGGCGCGCTGGATAAGTTGAAGGCTCTCCCCGGAGAGAAGTTGTGCGAACATAAAATGGGGTTGACGCGAAACCTTGAACCCTGCGACTTCTACGCGAAGGACGTATGGTGGCGCGGCATCGCGGACCTCATCGTGCTGAACAAGGAAGGGGGCGTTGCCTACACCGTGGATTACAAGACGGGTAAGTCAACGAAGTATGCCGACACCGGGCAGCTTGAATTGATGGCACTAGCGATCTTCAAGCATTTCCCCGAGATCAAAACGGTGAAAGCTGGACTACTCTTCGTCGTGTGCAATGCGTTTATCAAGGATGGATACGCACTCGATAAGGAGCCGGAGCTTTGGGAAAAGTGGATGACGCACTACGACCGCATGCTCACGGCATACAAGTCGGAAGTATGGAACCCTAACCCCAGCGGGCTGTGCCGCCGACACTGCGTCGTTACCGCGTGCCCGCACAACGGAGCGAATCGCTAACATGCCATACACGAAAAGCCCTCGGCCTTATAAGCACGAATACGAAATGCAGAAGAAGCGCGGCGAGCATGAAGATCGCATGGAGCGGCAACGTGCACGCCGTGCTTACGATAAGAAAGGTATTGACCGCACGGGCAAGGACATCGACCATAAGGTGATGTTGAGCAAGGGCGGCACGAACAAAGATGGCACCCGGCTTGTATCGCCTAAGAAGAATCGCAGCAGGAACGGCCACAAAAAAGGTGAGTAGCTGTAGTTCCCGTTACACCTGCATAAGGCGTGAGTGTGCAGCGTAGCGGCGGGGCGATGGCCCCGGACATGAACCCAACCGCGCCAGTGTGTGACTGACTACCCATGATCCGACGCCTAAGTTAGGGTGCACACGGACAGCCGGGAAAGACCGGCCCTTATTCGGAGACAAGCATGCAGATAATAGAAAATAAAGCCCTACTGCTTAACCTGCGTGACCCACAGCGTGTGACTACAGTTATACCCAACAGCAAGATACTGGCGAACGGTAACGTGCTGGTGCGCTGGGGGCTGAAGGAAGCGCAGGCACTCAAGTCGCTGCGGATAAAAGGTATCCCTTCCCCGATACTGCGGGACTACAAGTGGCCCGGAACACTCAGGCCGTTTGAACATCAGCGGCATACCGCGTCGTTCCTTACGCTACACAGGAAAGCGTTTTGTTTCTCGGAGCAGGGCACGGGTAAAACCGGTTCGGTAATTTGGGCCGCCGACTACCTGATGCAGATCGGTGAGATTAACCGCGTGCTGATTGTCTGTCCGTTGTCGATCATGCAGGCGGCGTGGCAGGCAGACCTCTTCAAGATCGCAATGCACCGTTCGGTGGACATCGCCTACGGCAACAGCGCGAAGCGTAAAGAAATTATCGAGGGTGATGCGCAGTTCGTCATCATCAACTACGACGGGCTTGAGATTGTCGAGAAGGAAATCGCTGCGGGTGGTTTCGATCTCATCGTCGTGGATGAAGCAACAGCCTACAAGACTTCTACTACGAAACGGTGGAAGTGCCTAAACCGTTTGGTTAAGCCGGATACATGGTTGTGGATGCTGACCGGCACTCCCGCTGCGCAGTCGCCCGTTGAGGCTTACGGTCTTGCCAAGCTGGTGAACCCGAAAGGGGTGCCGCAGTTCTTCACCGCGTTTAAAGACATGGTGATGTATAAGGTAGGGCAGTTTCGCTGGAACCCGAAGCCCCAAGCAGCGGAGATCGTGCACACCTGCCTGCAGCCAGCGATTCGATATACAAAGCGCGAGTGCACCGACCTACCCGATATGACCTATGTCGTAAGAGATGTTGAGCTAACCCCCCAGCAGAAGCGGTTCTACAACGATCTTAAGAAGAAGCTGGTAGTCGAAGCTGCTGGCGAAGAAGTAACTTCGGTGAACGCAGCGGTAGGACTAAATAAGCTGCTGCAAATTTCCTGCGGTGCGGTGTATTCGGATAGCGGTGAAGTGCTGATGTTCGATATCGCCAACCGCTACAAAGTGCTGCGCGAAGTGATCGACGAAACCAAGAATAAGGTCATCATCTTCGCCCCCTTCCGTCACGTAATCGATGTGCTGCGTGAACAGCTTGAGAAGGACGATACCTCGGTTGCAGTGATCCGGGGCGACGTAAGCGTTGGGCAGCGCAACGATATCTTTGAGCGGTTCCAGAAGGCAGACGACCCCCGGGTGCTGTTGATCCAACCGCAGACGGTTGCACACGGGGTTACGCTGACGGCGGCGGATACGGTTGTGTGGTGGGGGCCGACACCGTCGCTGGAAACTTACGCGCAAGCTAACGCCCGCGCTCACCGGGTGGGGCAGAAGAACCCGGTTACCGTGGTGCGACTGCAGGGCAGCCCTGCCGAGCGGCATATCTACAGCCTGCTTGATAGTCGTGAATGCGATCACACAAAGTTAATTGATCTTTACAAAAATCTGCTTGCGTAGCGTTGTGGTTGGCAGTAAGCTGTAACGGTAGTTAAAACACACATGGAGAAAAGCATGAGCGAAAACTCGCAAGAGACCCTTATTCCCCCCGATAAGCTGGTGCGGACCTACATGCGCATGCGGGACAAGCGCGACGGTATCAAGCGGGAGATGGAGCAGCAGATCGAAGCCCTCGACGAGAAGATGAAGGTGGTCAAGGCAGCCCTGCTGGAATACTGCAAAACGAATGGCGTCGAGAGCATCCGCACCCCCAACGGTTCGGCGTATCGCACCGTCAAGACGGTCTACTCGACCGGCGACTGGGAAAGCTTCTACAAGTTCGTCGTCGAGCAGGATGTGCCCTACCTGCTTGAGAAGAGGCTGCATCAGGGCAACGTGAAGCAGTTCATGGAGGACAACCCCGAGATGATTCCGCCCGGGCTTAACTCCTCTAGCGAATATGTCATCACCATCAAGAGGAAATAGCTATGGAGGGATACTCCACAATCGAGCAGGTTGCCACCCACTATCAGGTATCGGTATCGACCGTGCGGGCATGGATTCGCCGGGGCCTTATACCGTATATGAAGATCGGTGGTGTCTACCGCATGAAGATCAGCGAGCTTGATGCTGCCTTCAAGAAACGAGCAGAAGAAAATCCGCCTCCGACCCCGGTTGAAGTGCAGGTGACCGAAGTCGTGAAACCGGACGAAGCACCCGTTGTAACCGCTGACGAAGACCTCTAACAAGGAGATTTAAGCATGAGCAATGAACTGACGCTGTTTAACGCCCCCCTGCCCGCCTACATCCGTGGCGAAGACGCTGACACTAAGGCGCTGGCTGGTTCCGGTGGCATGCGCCGCCTGTCGATCAAGGGTGGCGTGTTCCGCGAAATGATCGGTGGGCAGGAGCATCGCGCCATCGAAGAGCGGTCGCTGAACGTTGCCGTGGTGCGTGTTGCGTCGCACAACAGCCGCCAGTATTTCGCGGGCACGTACGTCGAGGGCGAGAAGGCTGCTCCGGTGTGCTGGTCTTCGGACGGCCAGAAGCCCGACGCGGATGTGAAAAACAAGCAGGCCCCCAACTGCATGAACTGCCCGCAGAACGTGAAAGGTTCCGGTCAGGGCGAGTCGCGTGCCTGCCGCTTCCAACGCCGCCTTGCGGTCGTGCTGGACGGTGCTATCGAGAACCGGGAAGTGTATCAACTGATCTGCCCGGCGACCTCGGTCTTCGGTGAAGGTGAGCGGGGCAAGATGCCGCTGCAGAAGTATGCCCAGTTCCTGAATGCCCACCGCACCCCGATCACCGCCATCGTTACGGAACTGCGTTTCGATACGGCCTCGACCCAGCCCAAGCTTTACTTCAAGCCGGTGCGCCCCCTCACCGAAGCTGAGTATGCCGTGGTGCAGGAACTTCGGGATTCGCCGGAAGCCGTTAACGCTGTTACGCTGAATGTGGCACAGACTGACGGGCATCAAGAACTTCCCGCACTGTTTGATAAACAGAAGGCCGAGGAAGAGTTTGAGCAGGTTGTTCCGGTGGCCAAAGAAGAGAAACCGAAGAAAGCCAAGCCGGAAGCAGAGCCGGAAGTTGCTGAACCCAAGAAAGCCCCTTCCAAAAAACCGGCTGCGGAGCCTAAACTTGCTGACCTCGTCGGTGAATGGGACGACGAGTAAGTAATGTAAGATTCCGTCGGGAAGCCCTCCGCAAGGGGGGCTTCACTTTCTTGGGGGCGACACTTGAATACCAACGAATTTCTGCGCGCCGTTATGGCCGATACCGGCTATTACTGCGTAGTGGGGATCAAGGGCGATTCAGTAGTTCAAAAATTCTACACAACGATTGAAGATGTAGTACACGTAGCCGACCAGCTATCTAACAACAAGCATGATACATACTTCGGTCTCGCTACATTCATCGATGGTAGATCGCGTCGGGTCAATAACGCGCAACTGCTGAAGTCGTTCTTCCTCGATTTGGACTGCGGGGTAGGTAAACCATACCCATCGCAGGTTGAAGGACTGCAGGCCCTTAAGGCGTTCGTTAAAGAAGCGAAGCTACCGCGCCCGCTCGTCGTGAGTTCGGGCAGGGGCATACACGCCTATTGGCCGCTGGTTGAAGCGGTTGATCCTGCACAGTGGTTGCCGGTGGCATCTGCACTGAAAGAATTGTGTGTTGAGTTAAAGCTCCACGCCGACCCTGCGGTTACTTCCGACGTAGCTCGCGTGCTGCGTATCCCCGGCACCAAACACTATAAGGACGATCCTCCCCGTGATGTTGAGATACTCTCCCAGCAGATCACCCTTACAACGCTTGAAGCAATTCAGGACTGTGTCGGCGCTGTTCCGACCCCATTCAAGGATTTCACGCCGAGGGAACTTGATGAAGCTACAAAGGCGCTACTGGGCAACTTCACCTCTCGGTTCAAGACCATACTGGTTAAAACCCAAGAAGGTCGAGGGTGCGCGCAACTGGGCTTCATCGCGACCGAGCAAGAAAATACAGAGGAACCTCTTTGGCGGGCTGGACTTTCCGTCGCTAACTTCTGTATTGATCGAGATAAAGCAATACACGCTATCTCAAAGCGCCACCCGCAATACAGTCCTTCCGACACGGAAGCAAAAGCTGCTTCAACAAAAGGTCCGTATACTTGCGCGACGTTTGAGAAGCTGAACCCCGGCGGCTGCGATGGCTGTCCGCACCAGAAGATTATCCGCTCGCCTATCGTGCTGGGTCGCGAAGTGCAGGAAGCGACCGACGAAGACAACGTCATCATGGCGAAGCCCGCCGATATACCGGAGGCCCCGCCGCAGACCTACACCATACCGAAATACCCGCCCCCTTATCTGCGTGGGAAGAACGGCGGTGTGTTCAAGCGCGTGAAGTCGGATGATACTTCTGTGGATGTTCCGATCTACCACAACGATATATACGTGGTGCGGCGCATGATGGACCCGGAGATGGGGGAATCGGCACTGCTGCGCCTACACCTGCCTCGTGACGGCGTGCGTGAATTCACTATCCCCCTAACCTGCATCGGTTCTAAAGACGAATTCCGGAAGCATGTCGCAGCTAAGGGCGTGTCGATGGTGAAGGTCGATGAACTGATGTATTACATATCCGACTGGATTAACCACCTGCAAATGACCGAATCCGCTGACGTAGCACACCGCCAGTTTGGCTGGACCGACGAGTCACTTACTTCCTTCGTGCTGGGTGACCGCGAGATCAAGGCCGACCGTATCGACATCAACCCACCTGCTAAACCTACCGTGCGGCTGTTCCCGGCGTTTAACCCCAAGGGGACGCTACAACAGTGGATCAACACGGCAAACTTCTTTAATCGCCCGGGTTTTGAGTTGTATCAGTTTGCACTCGGTGTCGGGTTCGGCTCCCCCCTGATGGCGATGACGGCGGTCAACGCTGCCTACGTGCACCTGTGGAGTCCTGACTCGGGGTTGGGTAAGACCACCATCCTCAAGTGCGCGACCGGCATATGGGGCGACCCCAACGCGCTGATGACCACCGAGGACGATACGCTCAACACCCGCATGAACCGTGCGGAAGTCTATAAGAACATCGTGCTGGGGATGGACGAGCTTACCAATGCTGCCGGAAAAGAATTAAGCCAGAGCATCTACCGCTACAGCAGCGGTCAGCAGCGTAAGCGTATGGCGAGCAGCGTGAATGAGGAGCGGGTGACCGGCAAGGTGTGGCAGCAGTTGTGTATCTCGACCGGCAACCGCAGCCTGATGGAGATCGTGTCGGCGTATAAGGCGATGCCGAAAGCAGAGGCGCAGCGGGTGTTTGAACTGCTCGTAACCCCTACCGATCTGCCGCCGAAGGAGGAGACCGACAAGCTCGCCCTGCACATCAACCAATACTACGGCACCGCCGCTACGCCCTACATCCAATACATCATCAACAACCGGGAAGAAGTGCGGGAATTACTGCGGCAGACGCAGATCAAGCTCGACCGCGCCATCGGGCTTACCGCGAAGGACCGTTTCCTGTCCGCCATCGCTGCCTGCGCCATCACCGGGCTTATCATCGCCAAACGGCTGGGGCTGGTCAGCTTCAAGATTGCCGACGTAGTGGAGTGGCTGATCGCCGCGATGCGCCGCACTCGGCAGGAGATTGGCAGCCTCGATCAGGGGCCGGAAGCGATCCTCAACAACTTCCTCGCCGAAAACTACAACAACATTCTGCGGATTAAAAGCACGGACGACAGCCGCACCCCGATTACCGACACCGAGGTGCTGATTATCCCCGACTCGACCCCCCGGGTATCGCTGGTGGCTCGCTACGAATACGATATCAAAAAGATGTATATCATGCTGAAGCCTTTCAGAAAGTGGTGCGCTGACCAGCAGCTTAACTTCAACCACGTTGTAGAGGGGTTGCGCACGGGTAAGACGAAAGCAGCTATGGAGAAGAAACGTATGGGCCGGGGCACGCGGCTTAACCTGCCTGCCGCAAGTGTCCTCGCCGTTGACTGCTCGGAGTTCATGGACGATGAAACCGAACACGCCCTTGCTGCAGCGTCGGCCCGGGTGGCGCGGCCTGTCGCTTGATGCGGTAGCCCCCGACGGGGTGCCTGTTGTGGTGGAGTGGGAGCATTTCCACGTAGGCACCTCGGTCTTCATCCCGGCGCTCAATCACCGGAAACTACGCCGCCAAATGGAATCTGTCGCGCAACAATTAGGGTATACGTTGAAGGGCTACAGCAGGATTGAAGCGGGAAAATATGGGATGCGGTTCTGGAGGACCGCTTGAAACACTATATCTTGGGGTTCTTGGTATGTTAGTATCAACATCGTGGTAGCCCCCCTGCCACGGAATCATGCTTGTTTCTCCTCCTCTTAGCCCCGGCACCCCCCGCCGGGGTCTTTTTTTAATCTCCCAGTTCTTCCCCGAGGGCGTTTAGTTCGTCTTCCAGTTTCTTGCTCACCACGATGCCGTTGACCATGCGTTTGGTGGTGCGCTCGTGGGCCTTCATTGACCGCTCGATGGTTTGGGACAGGCTGCCAAGGCCCGGGTGCTTGGCAAACAACTCTTCAAGCTTCTCCCGGACATCCGCTACCTCTTCGTAGTCACCGATGCGCTGGGCAGTGTAGTAGCGCCGCAGCAAGCTTGTCTTCTCGGTGTTGACGGCTTTATCAATGCCTTTCTTGACGTTGTTGATCTCAAGCTGGCGCTGATAATCGGCAGGGGCGAAGCCGAGAAGCTGCGCACCCACGTTCCACGAATTGACATCTCCCGTAATCGGATCGCCACGCAGGGTGTTGGTGCCTTCAGTAAGGTAGCGCGTGCCCTTAAGCACGTTGCCGATAGCCGAGGGCATCATCTGCTCCAACCCCCGCCACATCTGCCCCTGCCCCATCAGGCTCGCGCCGCGTTCGACCTTGGTATAGACGCCCCACACCGGACCGCCAAACGCTGACATGAACGAATCCGCAGCGGAGGGGGCATCCCCGGTCCGCATATCCCGCAGCAGCAGATCAGTCATACTAACCCGACCCGAGAAGTCGATATTGGTCAGGTAGCTCAACGGACCGTAGGTCATAAACTCGCCCAGCGTCTTACGGGTCGCGGTCTCAAGGTCGTCGTCATCGTCGTCCTTGAACATATTGTAGAGAAGCGCCGCAGCCCCGAAGAACGGAATACCCTGCATCCCTGCGAAGAGCGCCGACATCCCAACAAGCCCAGCGAACTGACTGCGTGCGGCATCGCGAACGTTCTTGTCCTCGCTCTTAGTCGCTTCACGCAACATCTTAAACTGCAGGTACAGCATCGAGATGCCGTAACGCTTGAACATCATCAGCACCCGACCGATACCGGCGCGGTCCTGTGCAAGGCGCGGGGCCGAAGCCATCGATGTGCCACCCTGCGTCATCTCGGCGGCATGGATTGCGTAGTTCGCAGCCTTCTCTTCTTTCTCGGCGGTAGTAAGGTTCGCGCCGTCCTTGCTGCTGTTGAGCCGCGCCAACTCCAAATCGTATGCAGCGAGCATGCTCACCTGCCGGTTGATCCGGTCAGCGTGGTGGAACATCCAACCACCGATGGCGTTAACCTTAGCAAGCGGGGACACGTCACCTTGCACTTCCAGCGTATCGTAAATCTGCGAACCATCGATCTGCCCCTGCTCCCGAGCGGCGCGCACCAGCGGTTCATACTTCTTCAGTTCCGGGGGCAGCTTGGGATCGGAGAAGTCGATGTTATTCAGCGAATACATCGCCTTGGTGGTTTCGGTTTCTTGGCTACCGAAGATACCAACTTTGCGCTGCCTACCCGTAGCGAAAAACGTCTTGTAGGCATTGTTGATCGCGCGGTTAGCTTGCCCATAGCCGTAAGTCCCGCCAAGGTAGGGCATCAGCACCATCGGCACCTGCGCCAAGTTCACGAATGCAGACGAGATGTTAAAACCCAGCAGCATGTTGAAGCCGAGGCTCGTAGCAATTTGCGACCACTTCGGTGCAGTCGGGTTGTTGATGAAGTCCACCCTCTTGCGATATTCGTCGATGTAAGCGTTGACGATGCGGGTGTCTTGCCCGCTCGCTTCTAGCGTCTTGGAATATTCTTCCAACTCGGCAATAGCTTTGTTGAGCTTCGGGGCGTATTGCATATTCGCAATCTGCCGCGACGTAGCAAACAGCTTGCGCTGCATCGCGCCAATCGCATCGCGTTCAAACCCGGGGGTGCCTTCACGCGCTTGGAACCCTTTAGCAAATGCAGTTTCCGGCAGCCGATCAAGAAAGAGCTTGACCACTTTCTCGATTTTTTCTTCCGATACTTTATCGGTCTTCAGTTGCCGCACTACATCCGCCACGAACGAGCTAGCCGGAGCGCGACGGTAATTCATCTGCGCAAGCTTGGAATACTTTTCGATATTCTTAACGCCTTGCGCTTCCAATTCCGCAATCCGACGATCCCGGGCGCGTTCAGATTCAAACGCTTCGACCGCACGATCTTCTCCCGTGCCATAGGCAAGCCATTTATCCCCCTGACGCGTCAACGGGAAGTAAGGGTCGATGGTGCCCTTTTCCAACAGCCTGCGGAATACTTGATTCTTTATCGTCTTGGCAGCCTCATCGTCGCCCAGCACTTCACTTGTCTGCGTGGATAGCGAGTCGATGATTTCTTCATACATCTTTTTATACGCATCGCGCATCGACGCATACAGCTTCTGCCCTTCGGGGTTTAGCTTGGCAAAGTCCGCTTTTACCTGCGCCAGTAGTGCTTTTTTC